AATCAGACTTAACGTAGTCGCAACTTGTTTGGGGAATGATGACATGCCAGGTTTAGGTGGCTGGAGTTCGCCCGGTAGTGGTACGCTCGAACAGACGACCGAATATGAAATCTTCTGGGGCGGCGATCGCGGCAAGGGCATGGTGTTGGAACAATCCGCCGCTTACAGCGGGGCCATGCGCGATGCCGGGAATACGCCCACCACCACGATTCGCGGCGGTTTGCTGATGGGCAAGTTGACCTCGAACGATCACCTGGAAGAGTGGGACGCGGACGCCACCGACGGAACGCAAGAGTTGTTCGGCGTCTTGCCGATCGAGCTGCGGGCTCAGGACTTCGATGCGACCAACACGAATCGAAACGCTCCAGTGGTCGTCAGGGCGAAGCTCAAAGCGACAGCGCTACTGATCCCGGGTACTGCGTTCACATCCCACGTCGACGAATTCCTGGCCCGTCAACTGTTGCAAGCTGGGGGATCGATTCTAGATGATGATCCACAGGGTTATCTCGCTGGGGCTGCGCAACGCGTAGAGCAAGTTACCGGAACGACTGACACGCTCACGGAAAGCCAAAACGGAACAACGTTCTTTTACAACAACGCGGCGTCGGTAACGGTCACGTTGCCAACAATCAAAGCCGGCCTCGAATTCGAGATTTGGCGGACTGGCGACGAAGCGTTGATTGTGACGAGCGCCGAAGGGGACAATATCGTTGGCGACAATGGTTTGGCGTTTGACACCATTACCTACACGACAGCGACCGAGCATCTTGGCGCGTACGTCAAGATTCGGGCGGTATACGTCGATACGACGCTGCTGTGGTTGCCGATCACCAATGAAGCATTGACGCGGGCATTCGCGGGTTAAATACGATCGCTGGCTAGGGTAGCTCCCGAAAATCCCAGATGCCCATGGGATGCCAGCGACTCGACAGGGGCAAACGTCCACGGGCAGGGCGCGGAGTGGCACGCACGTGGCATCGCTTCACGCAATCCTGAACCCGATCACCCTGACCAAGGTGGTCAGCCGTCAGCTCGCGTCCGAGAAATGGATCCTGCAATTCATGGGCATGGAGCCCGGCGGGTTCAACGAGCAATTCGTTGGGCACGGCCGTGACGGTAGCTACCAGGTCTACAACAATTCGCGGCAGGTGGGGCGCATGCGAGCGCCTGGTACGGCGGCCGGAATCGCGCGTCGCAACGCGATTGGCCGCGTACCGATCACTTACCCCCGCATGCACGAAGAAGTGCAACTGCTGGCGGAGGAATTGCACAACTTGGCTCAGATCGGCGATCCCCGAATGCGGGACGTGGCTGGTCGGGTAATGATCAGGCAGCAAACGACGACACTGGCCCAAAAGGCAGGAAACTGGCGGGCGGCCATGGTCATGGGCATGCTGCGGGATTCGCTCTATTACCACGTCGATGGCGATGATTGGTATTTGACGTACTCGAGTTCCGGCGCGCTGCAACAGATGCCGTTCCAAATGCCGGCAGCGAACAAAACCCAGCTTGATATGCTCGGTGCGGGCGACATTCTCGACGTCTCATGGGACAACGCATCCGCGAATATCCCGTTACACCTGAACAACATCGACGCTGCGTTTCAGAATCTATATGGCGGCCAGCTCCGCAACGTGATCTGCCGCGGTGCGATGTGGCAGCACGTGATCAATAACGACGTTGTAGCGAGCCAGGCGGGTATCGCACGTGCCCCGTTCCAAACGTTCGAGCGACTGGTCGGCGTGCGAGAGGACGGTTCCCCGCTCAATGTAAAGGTCGGCGAGCTCGCTTGCTGTCCGGGAATCACCTGGTACATGACGGACGAGGGATTGGATCTTGGCGCGCCAGGCAGTGAAGTCTTCACCCCGTACGTCGGTCTCAATGACGCCGTGTTCATGCCGGATCCGCGGACGCGTGACATCTACGGGATGCAGTTGGGGTCGGAGCCGATTGCGGAATTCGATGGCGGTCCGGAAACGGTCAAGATCGGGTTGAGTTCATGGTCCAAGAAGAGTTCGAACCCCACGGTGACCGAGCTATTTGTCCTTGACAACGCGTTGGCAATCAATCACATACCGGTGTCGACCGCCTACGGTACTCCGGTGTTCTAACTGACTTGCAGACAGAGCGAGTAGCCCAGGCATTCAAATGACATCAAAGCCGCTTCTGACCAGAATCCCGAACCATTTCATCACGACAATTACGTTTGATGAATCGGCGGGTGGCGGCGCCACAGGAACTGCTGTTCCTGTCGGGACCGTTAGTGGGCGAATCATACTTGTCTACCACAGTATCTATTGTTCGACATCGCTCACTGGGGCTTCCGCGACGATTGAGTTGGGTACGGCCGGTGACACGGATGCGATCATCGGAGCCACGACTGCCACGGACATTGACGCAGGGGACTTTTGGCAACCAGGTCCAGCATCGCCAGCAGGCGCAGGCGCGTGGGATACCTTGCAAAACACGAACGTGGCGGCGAATTTGATTATCACGCCGGTCACGGCGAACGTAACGGCGGGCGTATTGGAAGTAGTCTTTTTCTGGTTGCCCGCATCCGTTGCGGGCTCCTTGGATTAACGGCTTATGGGTAAGGTACGACTTGGACGCGCTGAACGACAGTTCACCAAACGGATCGCCTTTGACGGGACGGATGGCGGCGGGGCGACGGGAACTGCTGTACTCGTTGCAACAGTTACTGGCCGCGTGATTTTGACGAATCACAATATCCACTGCTTGATTACGTTGGTGGGCACGTCGGCGACTGTGGAACTCGGAACTGCGTCCGATACGGATTCGATGATTGCCGTCACGACCGCAACCAGCCTCGATAGCACAGAGTTTTGGTTACCGGGACCAGTGACGGCCGTCGCGGGCGGGTGGGACACAATTCAGAATACGACGGTCGCCGAGAATATCATCGTTACTCCGAAAACGGCTAACGTGACGGCGGGCATGTTGGAGTTCGTGTTTATGTGGCTCCCTGCGTCGCTAGATGGAAAATTAAGCTGAGCTTCGTCGTCGGTCTTCTCTCGCTGCCGCCGGCCGACTGATCCAGTCGGCTGGCGTTTTTTATGGTGGGCGTCAAATGACACTCATAAGCACCGCGCTTTGCACGCAACCGCAGCTCGAGCGCTATTTGTCCGCCAACGGTGTGCTGGACTACGCGGACCATGACGAAGACGGAACGGCCGAAGCGGGCGTGGTTGACGACTCCATCAATCAGGCGACGGAAGAATTGTTGATGTTGCTTGAGCAGCGATATACGGCGGCCGATCTGAAAACGAGTACGCTGGTCAACCGTTGGGCGGTCACCGTAGCGGCTTACTTCCTGTGCCAAGCGCGAGGGAATCCACCACCGTTCGCGATTGACTCACAGTTTCAACGGATTTTAGACCTGACCAACGGCCTGGCGACTATGGTGTCCAATGGTCTGAGGCAGTTGCCCGGACTGGCTCTCCGCGACGATCTCCGCCCGACCATGAGCAACCTCACGATCGACCGACGGTGGAATCGCAGTACGGTGCGAGTCACACCGCAGAACAGCAGTACTCCCCCGACGAAACTGACCCAAGACACGACGCGAGATTTGCCGACGGTGTTCGACTGATGGCGACGGTCTTATTCCGAGGAACCCGAGAAGACGTCCAGAGAATCGCGAATCTGATCGCGAACATCCTCAGCGGCCGGGCGCCAGACGAGCAGGGCGTAGGAAAGAGCTTTTTGCTGTCGCTGGGATTCGCGGCATTGTCGGACATCAAGTCGGCATACGTCGTGAAGGCGGACGGCGGCACGGACGAGATGGGGATTCGGTGGCGACCGCTCTCGCGAGAGTATTTGGCTTATGGGAGGAGGTTCGGGCGCGGCGAGCAGACGTCGCTTAAGAAGGCGGCCGGGCTGGGCAGTGGCCATCGCCTAGCTCCCGGCGGCAAGAAGGGCCTGCTCACGTCCTCTCAGTTGAGGGAGTGGCGCAAGATTTACAGTTCCTTTCTCATGCGGTTTATGGTCTCCGAGGGGGAGACCGAGGCGAAGTCGCATGCAGCGGCCATTGCGTGGACGATTCTCAAGAAACGGGGAGCGAGAACCAAACTAGAAGTCTTCGGCACTCGCAAGGCACAGATCCTGCGAGATACCGGTGTCTTGCTCAACAGTCTGTCGCCGGGCCTACTTTCGGGTGCGGGAGAGAGCGCTTCGTACTCTCCACCGGGCGGAGCGGGCGGCGATCAGATATTTGATACGCGACCGGGGGAGGTCATCGTGGGGACGAATGTCATCTACGCCGGGCCGCATCAGAAGACTCGGCCGTTTTTGCCCGACGAAAGGAATCCGGTACCAGCCGTGTGGTGGATGCGTTGGGCGGCGGTCGCGAACATGGCATTGGTTCTGAGTGTTGAACAACTATATCGATCAAAATCATGAGCGAAAGTGCCCTAGCCCGAGCGGTTCGCGACCAAATCCGCTTGAACTCCGCTTATAATGACCGTGACGTTGACGTAGAACTCGATGAAGTTGTCCCACCGGTTAAGGGGGAGCTGTACATTATCGTAATTCCAGCCGGGATTGAAGCGGGGCCGACGCATGAAAGCAGTGGATGCGTGATCGATGAGCTGTTTTCAATTGACATCGTCGTGATTCGCCGGAGCCCCCGCGTACCCTCGGACCGAGAGCGGAAGCTGTTCATCGCAATCACGAGGAGTTTCGAGGTTGACCGCCGCAATATTCTGTCCGCTGTCGACTTTAGCTACAGTGTGCTGACTGCGGCGAATGCGTACATATTGGCGGAAGAGTCGTCCAGCGAAGGGTTTATCGAGCCACTAAAACAGGCGTCCGTAGGCCGGTTTCGCACGGTCACCGCGGAAACGTTCCGGGCCGCCCCGGGTGAAACCAACGCTGGCGTAACACGCACAATCAGCTATCGTGGTGCCAGGCGAATACAGACAAGGAGCGGGTGACAATGGGCTTCATCGCGGGCAAGTACGACGTGACATACGGCGGTAACACTGTCGGCCAAATTGGCGATGGCATCACGACGGAGCATTTCGTAAACAAAAGGCTCATCACGGGCGACAACGAAGGAGCTACTCCACAGGATGGCGTCTACCGAGGGCATGAATTCTTTATGGAGTTCACGTTGCTGGAATATGATGCCACAGCTTCGGCCGATGTGTTCACGCCATATGCCGCTTTCGGTGCACAAGGTGTAATTGGACGATTGGATGTCGCGTCGGGGATCGCCAAGCAATTGGTCATGACAGCGATTGCGGGAACCACCGCGGCGAACAGCCCAACTACGGTGACTGCGGACTTGGCTATTCTGGCCGAAGGTTTCCCTGTCCGAATGCTATTTGCCCCAGATTTGCGAGACATTCCAATTCGAATGCGATTGTACCCAACAGCTGTTAGCCGAGAGTTTTTTGTAGCCGCTTAATCGAATGCCCGAAGAACTTAGAATCGTCGTCACGGACCAGGGCTTGAGCGGAACCACCCGCGGCGAAGGGGGTGCGCCGATATCTCGGGCTCCCTCGGTCCCACGGCCGAGCCAAGATGGCGGTGCCCCAGCGGCGAGACGGCCAAGCGGCGAGACGGCCGCGGCACGCCGGGAGGGTGAATTCCGAGCGGCGATCAGCCAGTTGCAGGCCGCTGGGGCTTCGCTGGCGTCCGGTCGCGTAGGCGGGGCAGTTGCGGCCGGGGCGGGCGGCTTAACGGCCATCGCGGGTCCGGTGGGGATCACAGCAGCGGCTCTGGCTGCCGGGCTAGGTGTCGCGGCGATTGCGGTCCGTACGTTCGCCAAGACGATCCAGACGCAAACGGCTCAACTTGCGATCGTCTCCCAGGATGTTGCGCTGGCTCAGGCCCAGACCGAAATACGCCGATTCCGTGCTCTCATCCGGCGCGGTCGGGAGATCGGGCCGGAGCTGGCGAGTGCCGAGCGGCTAAGGGCGCGGCTGGAGGATGAGCTATTCGACCTGGGTACCCAGATTCTCAGGCTACTGTTGCGATTCGTTGACGCCGCAACCCCGGCGATTGAATTGTTCATCGTCGCGGCAAACAAATTCACTGCGTTTATTGACAAGTTCGGTATACCGTTTGTCGAAGTCGCCCTCGCGACGTTCAAATTCTTGCAGGATCGGTTCGGGATTGATCTACTCGGCGGCGACGAGGACCAGCAGGATCCGTTTGTAGAAGAGTTCCTTCGCCTCCTGCCGCGGCCGCCACTGTTCTGGCCGCACGATCAGCCGATACCCGGCAACGCTCGCGTCGATGTGGGGGTGTAGCCTTGCCAGGACTACCAGCGACGGGCACGCTCGAATACAACGGTGTGGCGTTCACTGGCGCCCACCACGTCACGACTGAGCTGGAGCCGATCTACGACGATTCCGGGCGGCTAATTGTCACTCACCGCATCACGATCAACGTCGACGCCATACTCGCCGAGGACGGGTCCCTTGACAGTACGCTGGAAGAATTGCGCTTCCGATTGGAGCAGCCGCGCAGGCCACTGATTTTCATCAACAAAGGCTTCGGTGACGATCTGATCGTCAACCGGGGCAGGGTCCAGGACATTCGCAACGGACCCAAGCCGAACATTCTCTCTTGGGAGCCGGTGGGGGACGATCGCGCGGCAGAGATCAAATGGTCGGTGACCACCGAGATCCCGCCGTGCCGCGTTGGACGGTTCCGGGGCGTGAGTTTTATCAACTGGTCAGCCAGTTGGTCGATGAGCAGCGAAGGGACGACGCGTCGCTTGGGCGGGTTTATTGAGATCGCCTCGCCTCGTTTGATTGGCGGCGACACGGCCGACGCCTACCGCGACTTTTTCTCTCCACCGTTGCTGGCCGGTTTCGATCGGACACAGGAATGGACAACATCGCTCGATAAAAGCCGGGTGAATTTCGATATTACCGACGTCGAAATTCCTTCTCCGAACCCATACGCGGAGGACATGACATCGATGTCGGGCGGCCATCGTGCTAGTTTTCTTCGCGGCAAGACGACTCACGGTATCGATTTGATCATTGCGCCGCGGGCGCGACTGTCGGGGTCCGAAGCATGGAACGTCTTTCTTACGATTGCCGCACAGCGGCTGAGCTGGGCGGTGCGAAAGGGCAAGGCCCCGATCGTAATGGCGCTCGAGGTAGACGAGGACTTCTTCGGGCGTCCCCAGCGTTTCCGGCTGGCCTACCGGTTCGTCACGACCATCACCAATTTTGTATCGGAGTCTGGATTATGGCGCCCGCTCGGCACGAGCTGGGAGCGGTGGACGGATTCCCTTCGCGACAACGCGTTGAGCAACCGGGGCGACGCTGGGCTGATGGATATCGCGAGCGATGACGGAGGGGAGAAGCAGACGCTTTGCACATCACCAGCCGCAAAGAATCCCAACAACAACCAGAATCCTCGGGGGCCATTGTCGACCGGCCGGGCCAAGGTCCTGAAAAACGAAACACCCGCTCCCGACAAAAGTTGGCTCGATTACAAGAGTGCGGTAGTCCCCATGCGGGATCGACCGGTCATTCGGCAATCGAAATTACAGGGGGCGGATGACACGACTCCCGGATCGTACAACTCAGATGTACAGGGCAGCGTCCCGTCGACCGGTCCACAGTACGGGGATTCGTCTAGCGGGTCGACTGCGGATACAATCCAAGTCTCGGGCGTCAGTCGCTACGCGGTCCGATTGATTGGCCAGGCAACTCGGGTGGGGCATAAAATCCCCCGGCCGCGTTTGCAGAATTACGGCTCCCAGGAACCGATTGAGACAGCGAGCGTATTCCTTGAGCGCGAAGATGGGAATTGGTTCGGTGTCACTATTTACAAAGCGAGATGGGCGATCGATTACATTGTGTCAGAAAGCCCTGGCGATGTAATGATCCCCGTTGATCAATCCGACGTGGTGTAAGATGGCGAGATCAAGGCGAAGACCGGCAGCGAAAGACACCCATTCGGACAACGGCCATTCGACCGTTACGGATACCGTGTTGACGATCAAGGTGGAGGGTGGGCACCTTGATGGGCAAGAGATCGAAATGGATCCGATGCTGGTCAGGCTGGCGGCGGACGACTTAGTCCAAAAACACCAATTGGAAGCCGTCGATGGTGAATGGAAGGCGACTCCTGAGTTTGTGAAAGAGTTGAGCGACCGACTAATTGAAATGGGCTATCGATGCACGCCGTCGATTGCGATCCACGCGTGGGTTAGGGTCAGCCAATACTTTGCGGAGATTCAAAAAAAAACGAGTTGACCGCTCAACTGACGCTCTTTTACGGGGTAGATGTGGCAGCCATGCCCCGCGAGCGCCAGTTGGGTTTATGGGCCAATCAGCCGAGACTGCAGGCGAGGAGGCGGATTGACGAGAACCGTTATGACGAACTGGACTATCGAGGGGTGTACGAACTCTTCTTGCAGGCATTCGGTGACGAGAAGGTAGCGCGAGAGGCTCGCTTGGAATCAATGAAACTGGTCGTGCGTCAAGAGACGGAGGCCGCGCGAATCGCACGGGGTGTGGGTAATGGGTAGGTTTTCCAACACGATTCGGAATCTATTGGGTCGCCCCAAGACGGCCGACTACCGCGCGCCGCCCCCGAACCTGTTTTTTCGGCAGCAGCGAGACCTCCCGATCTTTACTCACCATACGGTCATCGACATGCTGTTTGACCCGTCGATTCAACTCGGGCTGGCCATGCGCGCCGCCCCGCTGTTTGGGGCGGAGTTTGCGTACCCGGTTGCCTCGTCGACTGGCGATATCAAGTGGTTACCTGGAATCCTTGCGGAGACGCCAGAGTTGGCGCAGTGGGTGCAACAGCAGGTCAAACGGATTTGGCAATTCGATCTGCAAAAGATTCTGTTGGCCCAGACCTGGGGCTGGTCGGCGGGCGAGGTGACCTATCGGCTTATCGATAACAAGCTGCACGTCGACAGGATTCTGCACCGCAATTCGATCGATACGCGGGCGATCGCCCGCGGTGGTGAACTGATCGGCACCAGATTTCTACAGATCAAGGGCAGGGGGGCGGTCGATCTTGAATTCCCGAAGTGCCTTTGGCATTCGTTCAACCCAGAGGCGGAGGACCCTTATGGGCAGAGTATTCTGCGGGGCGCCCAGTCCCCGTGGTCCGACAAGGCGCTCAACGGCGGTGCGTTGAGCGCCTTGTCGGACCACGGGGACTGGGCGCCCCGCAGAATACTCTGCCCATAAG